TAATATATCTGCCGGATTGAATATGTTATTTAAAAATTACAAAACAAAAGATATTGAAGGAATATTCATTATCGAGGATGATGATTATTACCGCCCGGTATATCTTGAAAAAATGGTTCCCCGCCTGTCAGGTGTTCAGGCTACCGGAGAAAGAAATACTATATACTATAATGTTTATTATCGTACATATTTTATTAACCCTAATACTGGTCATTCGAGTTTATTTCAGACAGCTTTTACTATTGAAGCATTACCTATATTTGAAAGATATATTGGCGAACAATTTATAGATATGATGTTTTGGAGTCATTTAACAAAAGTGAATCTATTTAATGACAATAATTTGTCTATCGGTATAAAGGGAATACCAGGCAGATATGGCATAGGCGCAGGTCATACAAGATTAAGGCACATGCCGAGAGATTATGATTGGCGTTATTTAGTAAAATTAATAGGAATGGAAGATGCGAGATTATATTACTGTTTTTTTAATAACAGGGATGAACGAAGTCCATTATTTCAAAGAAGAATACATTGAATACAATAGATGATATAACCGGAATTACAGTATGCCATAATACAAAGGATCTTATTCAAAGGGCGTATGAATCTGTAAGGAAGTTTCATCCTGAATTAAAAATTATAATAATTGATGGTTCGTGGCCTTCAGATCCTTGTTATTTATACGTAAAAAGTCTTAAATCAGATATAACAAATCCTATTTCCTGTAATTATAATATCGGTCACGGCAGGGGTATGAATATGGCATTACGATTATGCCTGACAAAATTTGCTTTGATATTTGATTCAGATATTACTATGTTAAAAAGCCCTGTACTTGAGATGCTTTCGATGATGGAAGAAGATACTTTCGGTGTAGGTGCTTTTGATTATGTAGATAAACGTGGTTTTGGGAAGAATAATCATACTCTCGAATGGCGAAATGCTGCAACAAAATACCTGCATCCTTATTTTCAGTTAATAAATGTAAATATCTATAAAAATTATCCGCCTTATGTACATCATGGTGCACCATGTATTCATACGATGAATGAAATAAAAAATAGAGGCATGGCAGATAAGATACTGAAGGAATTTCCGGGAGCGAGTATCTATGGGAGTGAATATATAGAACATCCCACATCCGGGACTCGCAGTGAAAGACGAAAGAGAGGATTGCCGGAGATAGAGGGTGGATGGCAAAGAAACGCAAAAAGATAATTATGAAAATAGCTGTATTGGGATTAGGACCTTCTTTGGAAGAGTTTATTAAAGAAGATTACGATTTGTGTATTGGTGTTAATGACATCTGGCGTTATGTTGATGCCGATGCCGTTGTTTGTCTTGATCACAGGAAGGTTTTTAATGCTGACCGGTTGAAATATATTGACGATTGTAAACCAAAAGCTTTTTATTCACAGATCATTAACTGGGATACAAGACCGGACTTTCAGAAGATTGATTTCCTTCCTGGTTATCCCGATCATCATTGCAGATTAGATATTCCGGCATATCAAAAGAGTTATTGCTCGCCGTTTGTTGCTGTTCAGATTGCTTATAAAATTTATCATGCTACCGAGATATATCTATATGGTGTTGATTTAACGGATCATCCTCATTTAGATAGAGTTTTATGTGCCAAAATAAAACGACATTTTAAGAATCTAAAGACTGCACTCGCAGAAAAAAACTGTTCTCTGGTTGTTCACGGACAAGGGATTCTGACAGATTTGTAAAAAATCTTACAAAAGTTAATAAAATATTAGTTATATATTTACATATTAATATATGTTAATATGTTATTATAAAAGTTATGGATAAAACTTGTTGCCCTTTTTGGAATAATTATATAGATACTGTTTTGTATTATCTGCACGAGTATTCTTATCCTGAATCAACTTCTGATTATCCTTATTATCAAATATTTGAATGTAATCATGTATAAAAATTAGAATTATGTTTCAAGTATGCCCCTGGTGGAATTATGTTGATGATACTCTTTACCATCTTTACGAAGATAGTTATCCTGATTGGGTAGATCAGTTCTGGTATGATTTTTATTATGGACCATTTTCTTGTAGTTAACCATGCCGTTACCGTCAGAACATAGCGCAAGAGTACGTGATCCCGGAGATTTCAAGCAAGATACATTCCGGAGAAAAAATATTGATACCGGAGTTGATATAATCACTGGCAAATTAAAATCTGGTGGCGATGAGATGGTAACACAGACTTATCGTTTTAAGGTTGATAAATTTACAGCAGCAGAAGCGAAAGAATGGCTTAAAGATAATAAGATAGAATATATTTCATTTGAACCAGCAGCCGAAGATATGAAAAACGTTGTTTTAAAAATCTATGGTGACATTGGTGAACCTGATAAGATGCTCGAAATGTTCGATGTATCTGATGATACCGTTTCGCCAAAAACCGTTTCAGATTTTCTTGATGAAAATAAAGATGCCACCGATATTACTGTAAGAATCAATTCTCGTGGTGGTGATGTTCAGGCAGGATGGGCGATATATGACCTGCTTGCAAATTCCGGTAAGAAAATCAAGACTATCGGCGAATCGAAAGTTTATTCAATAGCCACAATCGTATTTCTTGCAGGTGAAGAACGTGAGATAATGAAGAATGCTGATGGGCTGATTCATAATCCTTTTATACCTCCCTACACCTTAGCAGACCAATACGAATCTGATGATCTTTTGAAAATTGCTGAATCTTTAAAACAGGAAGAAGCAAAGATACTTGATTTTTATGTGGAGAAAACAGGATCGCCAAAGGAGAAACTCGCAGAATATATGAAAGAAGATACCAAACTTTCAGCGGAAGATATGGTAGAACTTGGATTTGCTACAAAAATAATCGAGCCTGTAAAGGCATACGCTTATATTAAATTAAATAATAATTTTAAAATGACAGAAAAAGATGTAAAAACTTTCGGAGAAAAGATCGATACTATCTTAGATAAGATAAAAGGTCTTTCAAGGATTAATCCTACCGACCAGACTTTAAAAGATAAGGATGGCAAAGAATTTACCCTTGAGAAAGAATCCGGCGCACCGGCAGTAGGAGATAAAGCCTCTCCGGATGGCACATTTGTAATGGCCGATGGCAAAACAATAGTCATTGAAGGTGGTGAAATAAAAGAAGTTAAAGAACCTGCTGCTGCCAAAACAGAACTTGAACTGGCAAATGAGAAGATTGCTGAATTACAGACACAGCTTGACGCTGAAAAGACGAAAGTTGCTGATACTGAAAAGGTAAAGACCGATGCCGTCACCGCTGAAGCTGCTTTTAAAGCAAAGACAGTAGAGGCACAGGGACTTATTACTGAATTGCAGAATCTCAAAAATTCATGGAAACCGGAGGGACGGACAAAATTCAGTTCTGCTGAAAAAGTTGATGGAATTAATCTCAACCAGGTACGTGAAATTATGGAAACAACAAAAAATAAAAAAGAATAATTATGCCTTACACATCTCCGACTTGCGGACACAAAATCAATCTCGACAATCTTCATTTCACACCTGATGAACTCAGGTCGTTGAATGAGCTTGTCGTAACTGCCGTTCTTGAAGCACCGGCATTAAATTCCTTTCACACACTTGTAACAGGAATCAAGAATGACAAGAGAATCGGTATTATACCGGGTACTTTCGGGCTTATCTTAAAAGCTGCTCAGGCTTGCGATCCCGAACCTCAATGCCATGAAGATATAGCTGTCGAAAAGACATGGGAACCCAAATATCTTGAGTTTATCAATGATATGTGTATTGATGAGATTTCAAACTCTCTGATGCGTATGTATATTGATTGTACCAATCCTTATGATCTTACAAAGACTCAGATATTTGCTTTTATACTGAGCATATATAATAAAGATTTGCCTAAAGAAGTATTTCGTCATGCTTGGTTTGGTGATCAGGCAGCTGCTCAGTTACCTCTTGGAGTATTAACTGCCGGCGTTGATCCTGCTTTCTTCAATGTCATTAATGGTTTTTGGCAGCAGATGGCCGTTATTTATGCAGCCAATCCATTACAGTTAAATGCCATGCCCGGCAATACACAGCTTACTTATGCACTTCAGCAGACAGTAGCCACACCGCTATTGACTTATAACGCTGTCAATACGCTGATCGATAATGCTATTTCTGAACTCACACAACAGCCCGACAGGATACTTCTTGTTACTCGTTCTGTGTTCGATCGTTTACGCAGACAGCTTCAGGCTCTCGGTACAGCATTTCAGGATTATAAACTGATGATCAATGGTCTTGAATTTGCTACCTGGGATGGTATTAAGATAATCTCGATACCGTTATGGGATCAGCTTATACGTGCTTATGAAAATGATGGTACACGGTGGAACGATCCTCACAGGGTTGTTTATACTACTGTTTCAAATCTGAATATAGGTATGGCATGTACTTCGTTGTTTGAAAATATTAACACATTTTATGATCCAAGAAGTCGTTATAACCGTATCGAAGCCAGTGATGCTTTCGATGCAAAAATACTCGATGACAGGCTGTTAATGGTTGGAAGATAGGAGGTAATCATGATATGTAACGAAATAGTCGATTGCATCCTCAAAAACTGTGCGAATCTCGTACCAGGTATTAAGGATGTAGCTTATTTCATCAACCTTGATTGTGTTGATAAAGATTTAAGCACGTTTGATCCTGATAATGCCATGCTTTGTACACAGCTCGTCCTGAAGGCGACATCGCCGGAATGTTATGCATATTGTGTTACGGGATATAATTTTTCCCATAAACACAAGACGGCAATGGTTAAGAAAACATACCAAAAGGTATGGGAACATGGTTTTGACTTTCTTATTTTTGATAACACCCCGGAAACAAAGCTATGGATCGAGAATGCCAAAGACAGTCGTTTTCTTGTAATCATAGAGAACAACTATAATAAAGTTGATCCCGATGGTATTCTCCCAACAGGGAGGA